AACCATCAGCTATTTTAGCTGTTGTAATTGAGCTGTTTGCTATTTTTTCTGTTGTTACAGCTAGATTAACTATTTTTTCAGTAGTTATTGAGCCATTATCAATTTTACTTGTCCCAACAGTTAAATTAACCAATTTATCACCAGTAATTGATCCAGCTAAACGGTCATTTGTAATTGTTCCTGATAAAATTTTATCATTTGTAATTGCATTAGATGCAATATCATTTGTTTGAATTGTACCATCTGCAATTTTATCACTAGTAATAGCACCATCGGCTATTTTAGCTGTTGTAATTGAGCTGTTTGCTATTTTTTCATTAGTTATAGCATTAGATGCAATATCATTTTGTTGAATTGTACCTTCTGCTATTTTACCAGTTGTAATAGCACCATCTTGAATTTTTCCAGTGGTAATAGAAATATCAGCAATTTTATCAGTAGTAATAGAACTATTTGCAATTTTATCAGTAGTAATTGTTCCAATAGATATTTTATCTGTAGTAATAGCACTAGTTCCAATTTTATCATTAGTAATGGATAAATTTTTAATTTTTGTTGTGCCAATACTATTGTCTTTAATTTTTTCTTCACCAATATTAAAATTTGCAATTTTATTTTCAGAAATTTCACCATCTTTAATTTTATCACCAAAAAGTGTATTTGTGGCTATTTTATCTCCAGTAATTGTAAAAGGAGCTATTTTATTTCCAGTAATAATTCCATTTTTAATTGTTGAATTAATTTCAGTATTTGTTGAACCATCGAATGTAGTTAAGCCATCAATTTCACCAGTTATTCTAATTTCTTTAGCTACTTGAATTTTTGATGCAGTATCTGAGTTTCCTTGTAAATTTCCAATAACATTTCCATAAACTGTTCCAGTCAAAGTTGATGTGATTGAATTTGACTCTATATTATTTGCAGTTATTTTTCCAACTGTTAATATATTTCCTGTTGATGAATTTACTTCAGCTTTTAAAGTATTATTCAATCCAATTTGTAAATTTCCATTAGGAAACACCTTGAAATTGTCAGAATTGTCAAAATTACCAACTACTAATCCACCACCAGAAATTTTAGCTCCTCCATAAACTTTTAATTTAAAGGCTTCATTGAAACTTTGCGCTGATGTTGTAAAAACATAATCAGTAGAACCTATTAAAACACTTCCTGTGTCATAGAAAATATTATTTCCTGCTTTTTTAAAATTTGCTGTTGTGTTATTAAGCACTTCATCAAAACCCATATTATAAAGATTTTCGTTTTCAGAAAATCCCAAAACAACTTGAGAATTATCTTTGTAAAATTTAACTACAAGTACTGCCTGAGTTTGTCCATTGTATACATGAATTTCATCACCAGAATTTGCTACAGATATTGCACCTGTAACTGATTTGTAATTAAATTGATTTATTGTTGGATGTAATACATATCTTATTGTCATTATTATATTATAAAAGAATTAATTTATTTAAATTAAAATTTTTAATAAACCCATTCAAAATCATAACAGAATATAAAAAGATAAATTATTTAAAGAAATAATTAATTATCACCATTTGCATATCTCAATGTAAATTCTCGTGCATTAGCATCATGAACATCTTTACTCTTTCTAAGTAAATCAGCAATTTCTGGAACAAGTGGATCATTAGGATTTGGTTCTGCGAGAAGAGAACAAATACTTAATAGCAATTTACTAGTGTTTAGTGCTGGACTCCAATTATCTTTTAAAATATCAAGACAAATACCTCCCTGGCGATTAATATTACAGTGATAAATAGGAGTTTTAAAATATACTTTAGGTGGTTTAAATGGATATTCATTTGTAAACTTTAAATCCAAATAAAAAATACCACCAAAATATGGTGTATCTTCTGGTCCAAAAATTGTGGCTTGCCAGTGTGTTAAATCTGACCCAGTTGGGCCAGCCGAACAATTAGAAACCGGGTTTGCCTGTAAATCTGCTAATTCATTTTGTAGGCGTTTAATCAATAGATTCGACATTAAATATATTAGTCCATTATACATAGTAATTACTTGTTTCAATTTTTTTTAATTACTGGTTAATTAAAATAAATTATATCGTTTGACAAATAATTTTCTAATACAAATTATAATGCACAAATTAATTAATTTAAAAAAATTATATACAGTTAATTTAATTGGTGGAGCTAAATTACAGTCTCCCCCAGATGGATATTGTTTAATTGTATATCAAGATCTTACACCTAATGAAGTTGGCAATTCCGGCGTTGGAAATTTTTATATTGATTCTAGTTTAGAATCTCCTCGCCAAACAGAAATAATTAGTAGTTCTAGAAGAGTAACTTTATTGTTTGAATCACGTAATTATCCCGAATATTTATTTATGATGGTTACTGATTATAAATCATCTGGACTGTCTAAATCAAGTTTATATTATAGATGGAAGCCTCATGATTTGGAATCAATTAAATATATTACTAGACCTCAAATGGTTTTTAATTCGGGAATTGCAGGTTGTCTAACAATGGGTTCTGGAAGTGCTGAATCGATTGGTTCTAGGAGTTCTAGTTGTAAATACAGAGTAGGTGATAGTGTAAAAATTGTAAATCGCACAATTAGATTTTCAAATCCTTTTAGAGATGAATATGTTGTACACAAAGTTGGTCGAATTAGTCAAGTATTACCTTTAAATTCATATGGTGAGTGTTATTATAATATTTTATTTGATGACAGAACAGAAGGTGTTGAAGTATCTGAAAAGTTTATTCAAAGATATTATAACCCAGGAAGTGCAAGTTTATCAGATTCATTGTCAACAGTTATTGATATTTTACAGTCTCCATTATCTTCAGCATTGGTATCAGATAAATCAACCTTGGCAAATTTGGCATTGCTTTCTAATTTGAACCAAACTATAGGAAAAACCCAATCTAAATCAGTAGCAAATGCTCAATTGGTCAGTTCACTATTTTTACCAGATAATACCGAAGATGTTGGTGAAAATCCAAAATTACAAGAGCAAGTAACTAAGTTTTATTTGGATAAAACAATAAAATGGCTCGGGAAAAACCCCGAATTTGCAAAAGTAAAGAAACATGCTAAATTTATCAAAAGTAAAAAAGGTATGGGATATATTTATAAAACATTAAAATCATTTATTAAAAAAACTCATATAAATTGGTATGATTTACGTTCTGATGATAATTATGAAGACGTTAAAGATTACATTAGAGAAAAATTAGCCTTATTGTAAAATTAGAATTCAATTTTTATACTTGGATATCTTCAACTAAAGACCCAGGAATTGATTTAATGTATGATTCAATTGTTCCAATAGGTAAAATTTGGCTGGCCTTGTGCACTTCATCAATATAATATTGACCAACAACAAGTCTATCAAATTTATCATCATAGTAAACAGATTTATTATTGTTATAAGAGTTATGTGTACCAAGAACAATCATAAAACAAGAACCAATATTTATTCCTAAAAATTCTAATTGGTTATTGCTTCCTAATTTATAAAATCCCGAACCGGAGTCACCCATTAAACTAAGTACTGTTAATTTATTATTTGCTGTATATTTGTTAAAATATGATTTAAGTGAATCATCAATATACACTCCATTAAATATATCATGTGATTTAAATGCCTTGATAGTATTAATAAAATGATATTCCATAATAGTATTTTGTTCGCGAAAATCAATATGATTACCATTATATTTTGTCATTGTACTTTCTCTACCTTTGATAACCAAGCCAGCTGGATTTGGTGTTGATACTAGCACAACACGGCCGGCAATTTTAAAAGTAAAAAATTGTTGTCTATTGTAACTGGTATGAATAAATGGGTCATAAGCGAAATCAATTACTGCTTGAGCGAATGATTCCCCAGTGTTATGTCCATTTTTAATTAATATGTCTAGTTCCAATGATTTAATTGATGGGTTTTTATATATTGTAGTTACAGGAAATGACTTGTTAAGAAATTTTAATTGATTTGTTTCAGTTACATTATATGCACCAAAACTAATTAAACCAAAATCATTAAAATCGCTATCAACTGAATAAAATAAATTATCAGAGGTAAAAAGCAAATCTGAAAAATTAGTTGTTTTTTTAATAACACATCCAAAATTGGACATATAATTAGAATCCGCAAGACTGTGTCCCGTTGTTAAAAATAGTATTTTTTTATATTGGATACCTTGATGTCTAAATACAAAAACTAATTTTGATAAATTAATTGAATGGGGATAATAATTTCCTTCAAAAAATAACTTGTAATCATATGGACCAGGATTAATATTAATAATGGGTAAATTACCCTGATTAGGTGGTAACATTATTATTGTCAAGATATAAATATTATTATGGTGTAAAAACGAACAAGTAAAAACTAAAAGATTTTATGATTAATTAACTTGTATAAAATTAATTAATTATAATAAATAAAATAATGTTTATGATGTTTAATCAACTTCGCTTACAGTAGGTCCCATGTCAGGATTGGCCTCAGAACCGGCTGGTACAGAAGCTTGGTAAGCTTTTTGAATTAATGGCATTAATACCGATTCAACTGATTTTTGTTTTTCATCAAACTCTTCAACTGATGCATTAGCATGTTCATCAAGCCATTTCATAGTATCATCAATTGTTTTAGTAACTGTATCAACATCAGAACCAAGAGCTGACTTCATCTTTTCTTCTCCAAGTACTGTTGATTTCACATTGTAGCAATAGTTTTCAAGTTTGTTTTTAGCTTCAACGCGTTGTCTAACCTTTTCATCATCAGCTTTGAATTTTTCAGCTTCTTCAACCATGCGGTCAATTTCTTCTTTGCTGAGACGACTTGATTGGTTAGTAATAGTAATCTTTTCTGATTTACCAGTTGATTTTTCAACAGCTGAAACTTGAAGAATACCGTTGGCATCAACATCATAAGTGATTTCAATTTGAGGAGTACCACGAGGCATAGGTGGAATTCCCTTCAAATGGAACTCACCAAGTTTGTTGTTGTGTGCAGTTAATTGACGTTCACCTTCATAGACTTGAATGGTGACACCAGGTTGGTTATCAACAGCAGTTGAGAAAGTTTGAGTTTTCTTAACAGGAACAGTTGAACCACGAGGAATTAGTTTAGTCATCATACCACCTGCTGTCTCAACACCAAGTGATAAAGGTGTAACATCAAGTAGAATCAATGAATCAAGTTTTTCATCATGTTTACCAGAAAGTACAGCAGCTTGAACGGCAGCACCATAAGCAATAGCTTCATCGGGGTTAATACTACGACATAATTCTTTACCATTAAAGAAGTTACTGAGTAGTTCTTGAACTTTAGGAATACGAGTGGAACCACCAACAAGCACAATGTCGTGAACATCTGCCTTAGATACCTTAGCATCCATAAGCACGCGTTCAACAGGTTCAAGAGTTTTAGTAAAAATATCAGCACAAAGTGATTCAAAACGAGCACGAGTAAGTACGACATTCAAGTCAATACCATCATGTACGGAATCTACTTCAATAGTTACTTGTGAATTACCACTGAGAGAACGCTTAGCACGTTCAGCAGCAGTACGAATACGACGGACAGCCTTTTTGTTATCAGACAAATCCACCTTGTGCTTCTTTTTAAATTCTTCAAGCACATAGTTGACAATACGATTGTCAATATCTTCTCCCAGATTGTTATCGTTAGGCTCTTTATCCTAACTTCTCATGCTTTCACATGAGGTCAGACTATATCATATGTTAATATTAATTAACATGAACTTTTTCGTGGGTATTTTACCATGGCACAATATTAGTTGTACTTTAGGTTACTTTACCTAGTCGTTGAACCTTGATATTCTTTCGAAATATCCTTGGCTGCGGATTACCTATTATTATACGCCACATTTTTACTATACCTGAATGTTTTTCACATCAGCCATTTAATGATTTCGCATTAAACTTAGTAGTGGAATTATTTTTTAAAAATAATCTTTGTACGTCTTTAAGGACTTCCCGCAATTTAAGTTCTTTATTCTCGGCCGAGAATTTGTTAACCGAGATGGGTATCCCCAGCAGTTGCTTTCACTTCAAAAACACCATCTTCAAGAGAGAGGAGTGACACGTCATGGGTCCCTCCGCCAAAATCAAATATAAGCACATTACGTTGTTGTTCGCTAATCTTATCAAGTCCATAAGCAATGGCGGCAGCAGTTGGTTCATTAATAATTCTAAGAACATTAAGACCAGCAATCATACCAGCATCTTTAGTTGCTTGACGTTGTGCATCATTGAAATAAGCAGGAACAGTTACTACGGCATTTTTAACAGTAGTACCAAGATATTCCTCAGCAGTTTGTTTCATTTTTGTGAGAATCATTGCAGAAATTTCTTCAGGAGTAAATTCTTTATCTTCTCCCTTATAATTTACTTTAATTTTTGGTTTACCTGATTTATCAACAACTTTGAATGAAAAATGTTTCATATCATCTTGAAGTTTAGGGTCGGAGAATTCTCTTCCAATCATACGTTTGGCATCATAAACTGTGTTGGTAGGGTTGGAGGTAGCAGAATTTTTAGCAGCAAGTCCAATTAAGCGTTCAGAATCTGAAAAACCAACATAGGAGGGAGTTGTGCGCTCACCTTGATCATTTGCAATAATTTCTACTTTTCCATTCTGGTATACACCAACGCAAGAGTAGGTTGTACCGAGGTCAATTCCAATAGCTATATCTGTGTTTTGAGTCATTAAAAACTTTATACAAATAAAGCTTTAAATGATTTTAAATCAATTTTTTTATAATATAAACTTAAATTATATTATAAAAAATCTGTACCAAATGATACAAAGCCTGTGACTTTAGTAGGATAATATACGCACAATTTTTTTAATAATTAAAAAATATTGATTGTTTTTCCAGAGTGTCTTTTTGGTCAGCACTAATTACCTGCATTAATTTAATGCTACATGAAATATCAAAACCGTTTAAATCCAATGTGTTACCCAAATAGTCAACAAGTTCAATATCAAATTTGCTAATATTAATAGGTTGTCTAAATCTATAACCCTGATTAACGAATGCATCTAATCTAGGGTTACCCAAACCAGAAGTTAATAAAATTTTTGCCATCATACGTTCACCAAAAAAGTCAATATATCCCCAATCATTAATTTTGATAAATATGTAGTTTTCACCTGCGGTATCGAATGTTTTTTCGGCTCGAATGATTCTATCGGTTACATCTAAAACATCTGATTTTAAAAATTTATCAGTTGTTTTAAACATATTAGGTCTGTAACCCATATAGTGTCCCACAGAGTTATATTCTAATTTTTTAATATCAACTAATCCATTTGTTACTGGATTTTCAAGACTTTTATTTGTATTAAAATCAATTTCAAATGTGGCAATGTCTTTTTCTAATGTTGGGTCAAATAATGGATCATTATATACATTTTGAGTTATAAATTTTTGGTTAAGTAGATGTGTCAAATTAACTAAATTTTCAACATAATTTATAGTTGCACCATCTTCATCTCTTTTCCAAGTTGAAGGTTTAATACCAAGTGGATCAACATAATAATAATAATAAAAAGTTGTTGTACCACTAATAACATTTGTAAAAGAGTTTCTAAAAAATACTCTCAATCCTGTTAAATCAACATTATGTGTGATATTATATAATTGTGTTGATGCAGAATTTGGAATTGATGAACTATTACTAATATAATATTTTGAGCCTGACATTAATGGAGAACCTTCGCCACTGTATCCAGTTGGTATTAGGTAATTATTACTAGTTAATAAGTCTAATATACCCAAGTTAGATATATCAATAACTCCTATTGGTGATGATATAAATTTTGTTATGTCTTTAATGTATGTTTTATAAATATGTTCTTTTAGTTTATCAAAGTTTACATCTAAATTTCCATTTGTAAATGCTTTTAATGCTATAGTATCAATTCTAATACAATCCTTAGATAATGTGCCCATATTTCTAAATCTTCTATCAAATATATTTAAATTAATATTTGAAGTTATTGTAAAATTGCCATAATCTAAAGGAATTGAAACAATACTAAGATTGGGGTTTTGTATTATAAATTCTTTTCTTTCATTTGATTTTTGAGTTATATAATTTTTTATTTGAATAACAAGCCCATAAATACTATGCCATCCTTTTTGTATAATTAATTTTTCTTTTAATGTATTTGGTAAATTTGTCGCATTAATAACATTAAAGTCAAAATTAATGGTTGTGTTTTCATTTAAATAAAACACATAAAAATATTTTTCTGCAAAAGGTTTACCTTCATATTGTAGTGTTTGAAGTCCACCATTGTTATTAAATATTCCAGCAAATATTCCGTTAAATAACGTTCTAATAGATGTGATAAGTTGAAGTAGACCTTCATATAAAACAATTTTAGTACCATTAGGATCGTTTAATTTATTTGGTAAATGAACTAAAATATAATTATTTTCTTTTTTTGAACTTATATAATTGATGCTATTGTTAATTTCTAAACTATTAATTGTGGCCGAAACTATGTTTTTATAAGTTTTTTCCAAATTAATTCTAAATTTAGTTTCACTTGGATATGCTATTCTGTCTCTATATTTTGAGTCTAAATTAATAAAAATTTCTTCCATATATTAATAGTTTAGATTTTATGTCGGACCAAACGAATGCTACAACAGAAGACATTGCAAAAAAAGATATAAATGATTTTTTAAAAGTTTATAGAAATGCTCTTACAGGTACAAACTCTATTGATGATTATTTAATTTTAATTAATGGTGGTGTTATTAAAGGTCAATCAACAATGGGCTTTTTGGCACTAAAAGCAAAAATCCATAATTTAATGAAACTAACCTCTGATAATAATTCTATTGCGTTAAATTATATACAAAACTATCAAAATAATATATCTTAATTTTAATAATGGCAACAAAAGTTGGATTTGATAATTTATCGAAAAAACAAAGAGATGCGCTTTTAGGCACATTATCTGGTGATTTATCTCGTTTAGCTATTGGTAGAAAATTAGAAATAGGTGAACCAATTAAATCTAGTATTGAAATTATACCAATTTTTATATCTACAGCTACGGCTGCAATTGATGAACAAATCAGTTCATCAAATAGTTTAACACAACCCGGGTTTACTGGACCAAACAGTATTGAATTTTATATTAATGTATTAAATGCACTGGATAATATGATATTATTAGACTTCATTAGAGAAAACCAACCAGTTTCAACATCAAAAACTGTTGATTACTCTGTCACAAAAACCGCAGATATTTCTCTTGATATGGCTTTAGTTTACTACTCGATAAAATATCCTAATGATACAGTTGTTGATGGTCCAAAATTAACAGAAATTAAAAGAGAATTAAATGCAACTTTATTTAATTAATAATATTATTTATTTTTAATTAAATTATCAAACTATTTAATTTGTTTTTTGGACCAAGCAGATGGTAAAATCAATTATATATTGTATTTCACTTGTTACTTTATAACTACCATCTTCATTGATTTCATTATTTAACATATCAATTTGATTTCCAACATCATCTATACCAATTGTTGTTTTACCAACACGTTTTACTTCCCTAACTAATGTTTCAGGTTCACCTCCAGTTCCACCAGAAGGGCTTACAAATTTTCCAAAAATCAACTCTGCTAAACTTTTTGTTAATGGGTATTTTAAGGTTGACGAATCTCGTGTTATATCATATAATAATCCTCTTAATCTACATTTAATATTTATTTCCATATTTTCTAAAGTCATTTGAACTGTGTTTTGTGGATTTAAATAAATACTTGTGTCTTTTGCATAACGACCTGATTTAACATATAATTTAAATAATTTTGAACTTGACACTGGTATATTTTCTTCTGTAATTACATCACTTATTAAATTATTTATTGGGTCAACATTACCACTCGAATTAACTGTTGTATTAACTTCAGGAGCTGATATGTTAGTTGAATTTGTAGATAATACTGCTCTTCCAAGTAGATTATCTGCAACATTATCTAAAAATAAACTTGTTCTATTATCATTAATTGAACCAACAAATTTAAAAATATTTCCCGATGCTTCTGTTCTATAAATATTTCTTTTTATTACAGTTGGATCGGATGAAATAGGTACATTAACTAAAATTTTAACTGCTTTATTAAGTGGTTGTATAACTGAATCTGTTTCTACGGATGGTGCAGTTTCGCCAAGTTCGTCATTTTGTGAAGATGAAACCACGTATGTAAATTTATATTTATAAGAACCTCCTGGAACGAAATTTAAAGAGAGTTGTTCAGATTGTGGTCTTGAGAAAAAATAACCCCCAATAAATGTTAATAGTGGTTTAGTAACTCCAGGCAATGTGCTAGTTACCAAAGGATTTTTTGTACTTAAATTTATATCAGAAACACTATCAACAAAAATTGTTGAAGTATTATTTGGTACTGTACCAAGTAAATAAAATGTATCCGAATCTGCTTTTGTTCTATAAATATATCTTCCATTTACTAATGGACTTGGTGAAATTGGTAAATTTAATATTATTTTATATGGACTTGAGCCTATATATGTGTCATTAGATATTTCGGAAAGTTCAGTTTCTTTTATTTGATTATTATCAATTGAATAGTATGAAAAAGCATATTTGTAATTTGAACTTCCTGTTAAATCACTTGTTGTATCTTTTAATAAAAGTGCAGCATTTATTTGTGTATAATTTGAAAGATTATTTGATAAAAAAGCTAAAGAAGGAGGTGATACTTCTAAGCTTACTGGTTCTAAAACATCATCAATAAAAAAAGTACTAGTATTATTTGATACTATTCCTATGTAAACATATTTGTCATTGTTTTTTCCCAAATTTCTTCTATAAATTTTACGTCCAATAACTCGTTGATCTGATGATTGTGTAATTTCTACTTTTATTTTTTTTGCTTGTCTATATGGTTGTATAATATCACTACTTGGAATACTTGATTCTGTTTCACCAATACTTGTAAAATATGTAATTTTATAACTGTAAATGGCACCAGGGATTAAGTTTTGTGCATCTGTAACATCGTATGATATTACAGGAATCGATGGCTTATTTACTTCCAACACAACTTGACCAAAAGAATTTAAAATTATATTGTTTAAAATTGATGCAGATTTATTAAATTCCTTAAATAATGCAGCGTAAACACCTTGAATTAATACCGATGTTATTCCACCATTTGAATAAAATATTTCTTGACCATTTCTTAGAGTAATAAAATCATTTTTTAAAAATTGCGAACTTGCTGCATAATTGGGTACAATATATTTTAGTTTATTAACAAATGGAACAATTGATGACGACACAGTACCGTTGGATCTAGTTATTCCAACACCATTTACTCTGTATTTTAATCCAGTAATTTTAATTGTAAAATTTGATATATCAGCAGAGTCTAATATAAATAAGGCGTTTCTAATGGCAGGTATATTAACACCAACATTTACTCTTATATCGCCATAATTATTACCATTTTGAGTATAACTTCCATGTATAAAATCTCCATATGCCTTTACTTTAAATTTAGAATCATGTGCCACTTCAGAGTCTTCCGTAATATTTATAACATCTTTTTGAATTGTTAAAAATTTATCAACATTGTGCACAATAGCATTTGATTCAATGCTTGTCCATCTTGTCATAAAATGATTTGATTTATCACCTAGTATTTTATATCCATAAGATAATAACTCAATATCTGTTTGATTGCCAATATTTAATAAAAATTCTCCAACTTTTTTTTCTGGTAAAATTGTTTTGCCCAATAAACTTTCTCCACTAACTAATATACCAGAGGTAGTATTTGTGTCAAGATACGTAAAATATGGAAAATTATTACTTTTATTTGTTGTATTTGTTTGCGGAATTTGATTACCTAATAAATTATCAGGAGTGTAATCATAAATACTAGTTGTTATATTATCAGGTATAACAGCAACCAAATAGCATATTCCAGAGGTATCATTTGCTTTTGTTCTGTAAATTTTCCTACCAGTTACACTTAAATGTGGCGATATTGGTATTTTTTCTAACTGAACACGTCCTGAACCTACAAGTATTGTTATTGTAGTTAGTGTTTCACTACCTGTAGTTTCGCCGTCTTGGTTATAATATGTAACGGCATAACTGTGTATACCAGCATCAATATTTTGGTAGTATTTGTTATCTTTTGTAATTGTTTTTGCCGTCATTTGATTAACAGGTGGTGCGACTGTGGTCTCGGTTGCAAATGGACTGTTTTTAAAATAAATTATTTTTTTCCCTTCTCCTGTAATTTTTATTTTTTCATTAAAACATTCCAGTTCAATATTTGCATCTGCTGATATTAACATCTCAACAAATAAAGTATCCAAGTTACTGTATGTTAGATTTACATTAGTATCATCAAGTAGTTTTAAATTATAATTTTTACTTGAGTCAAAATACCAACCATTTGATACAGTACTAGAATTTGTTACTGAATTACTCATTGGAAAACAAGAGTTTTCTTTTACTATTTTATTTATCAACAAATCATATACTACTTGTTTGTTTAGACAATATTCAATTATATCCACTATGTTTGAATCTGGATTTGAAGTAAATGCATAATTAAATGTATTTGTTGGTGTAGAATAACCATATGATTCTAAATAAAATTTAACACTTTGTCCAATTGTATTTAAATTAACAAAATTTATTGTTGATGAATTTGGCACATTTATTTTTATGATTCTACTTGTTAAATCCAATAATGTAAATTTACTTGTTGTAGTTATGTCATTTCCGGTTAATGAAAACCAAAACACATATTTTCCTGAATAATTTTGTGTAACTGCGATATATTGAGTACCTGAAATGTCTAGTTTTAGTGTTTGTGCTTGATTTTCTGGCTGGAATATACATATCCAAAAATATTCAACTGATTTATTTGAAATATCATAATCAAAGTTTTTATCATATATGTTATAACTTATGAAATTTTCAATTGTTTTATTTAATCTCCATCCATTGAAAATACCTTTTTTTGGTGCTTGTCCTAAATTATAAAGTTTAATTCCTGCTCTATTTACAATTGAACTTGATGAAATGTTGTTATCAGTATTGTGTGATATTTGATTAATTGCATATTCTTGATATCTACCAGGATCTAAAAACATTATAATGCCATCAGATGGAATTTCAACAGTAAAAGTCTTTTCGTTATTTTTAACAATTGAATATGATTGTTGATTAGATTTTATTAAATTTACTTTATCAAATTGATTATTTGGTTTATACAAAAACATTTTGTTTGCAAATTCTTCTTTTGTTAAATCGGATTTTCCCACTGGAATTGATATTGTTGCATTCATATTTGTGTTTTCATTAATTTTTACCACAGAAATATTTTGTGGTAATGGATTAGATAAATCAGGTGTGTCTGTTGAGTTAAAATTTGTGGAATTAATTTGTTTTATAAAAAATCCATTATCTAAATCTTTATTGTCAAATTTTAAATCATCACCAACACCAACTAATAAATTTAAATTACTTGGTAAATCAGATACTAAATTAAATTTGGAACCAGCAAATTCATTTTCACCTAATATGGCACGATTTGTGTTATTAATGTTTCCCAGTCTAAACTTATTTGAATTATAGTCAAGATATAATTTTTTCCCTGCTTTAACTTGATTAATTTCTGGGTTTGATGAATTAATAAAAGTAAATAAAAATTTGGTCAAATCATCTGTTAAATCTTTATTGTTGGCTTGTAGGTTAATTGGTTTTCTAAACGTAAATGAAAATATAATGGTATCATTATTATTATAAACTTCAATTACATCACCATCCGATGAAGCATTAAGTGCATCCGCATAATAATTATATTTTGGTAATTTAGACGGGTTCGTGTTGTTAACATATCTTGTAATTTTCATAAATTTATATTATATTATAGTTATAAACAAATTTTTTTTAAACCTCAATATCAACTTGAGCCTTCTTTTTAGGTGCTCGTTTAACTTTTGGTTTTTCTACTTTTACTTCAACTACTGGTTCAGAATCAGTTTCAGTTTCTACTTCACCATCTTTTTCTGGATGAACTACCTTAGTTTTTGGTGGTTCAACAATATATTCTTGTTCTTCAAAGGAGACAACAACATCTTTATTATAGTTTTTGCGGTAAATTTCTTCTTCAATAGATTTGTCAATTAAAATACGCATTAACATAATTTTTTGCTTTTGCCCAACACGACAGGCACGAGCAATTGCTTGACCTTCAATTGCTCTAGACTCTTCTCTAGATGCATTAATAGGTTCAACGAAAAAGATATGAGTTGCTTCAGTTAAGTTTGTTCCGGATGCTGCATTCTTTAAACTTAACATTATTACCTTGTTATCAGAACCTTCTGCTGTTTTTCCTGCTTTAAATTTACGAATTGCAGAATTTCTTGACCAAACATTTCCTTTAACAAAACAATTTTCAATTTCATTTTCTGCCAAAGTCTTGCCAACAAGTGACAACATATCATCCCATTGTGAGAACACAATGATACGGGTATTGTCTTGTGCAACCAAATGACGAATGATTGAAACAAGTTTACCAAGTTTGGAACCATATTTTTGAATAAGAGGGTTTGTTTCCTCTTTCTTTTCTTCTTTTTTCGCATTCATAACTAACAAGTCTTTTCCTGTTAAATCTGCTTTACACATTGGGCAACGTTTCTTGTCACCCAAACACATCTTCAAACAATCGTAACAAAACAAATGTCCACAAGCTGTTAAAGTTGGATTATCTAAACAATCCATGCAAATTGAACAGTTTTCTTGGTCAATAACATCTGGTTGCTTCATTTTTTCTAAAATAGTGAACAAATACTTTGACTCAGACATTTGTGTTTCATAAGTCTTTTTCAACATATGATATTCTTGACGAGTTGGGTCAAGTTTAGATAATTTAAGTTTATAAGATTCATAATTTGTTTTATGATATGATATTAATTTGTCTTGCATTACAGACAAATCAACTTCAACATCACCAAAAATCTTTTTAGCAGACTCAACAACTAGAGGATGACAACATAATTGTTGAAGATATTGGTCAGTAACTTTACCCTTTTTCGCATCATATAACTGACGCTCAAGGTCTGTAAATTTAAGCCAAATAAGTCTTTCTTGATAACCAGGAATTTGAATTTGTGATTCAACATCAGATTTACGATGTCTAATACAAATTTTGTTTAAAATATTATTCCAAATATATTCCTTATTCATAAAATTCATTAGAAAATTAGAATTTCTAGAACCTGAATAAGATTGGTTATTTGAACCTGTATTTGAGTAGTCAAAAGTTAAATCTCTTTCACCATCTTCTAATTTCAAGTTTATAAACTTGGCACAATTTTTAACACCAGTGTAATTAACAAAAGGTGTTCCGGAAACATACCAATAATAATTGGAATCAATATTTGATACCCATTGACTCATGTATCTACCAAGAGCTGCTGTTCCAAGCATTTCTCCAAAAATTTCATGACCTTCATCAAGAATTAAACGGTGAAAATTAAAAAATTCAAAAATTGGAAGAGGCAATTCTGTAATACCTGGAAACCCAATTTTACTTATTTTTTCACTCAAGTACTGTTTAACTGATGCATTTCTATGGTCAAAGTTAAAGTTTGAGGCAGTAGAAGTTTGATAATGTAGAGTAGGATAAAATTTAAAATTCATAATAAATTGGTGTGATGTTATAATAATGTCTGAATTAATAAAATCATCAAAAGTTAACCCATTATAATCATTTTTAGTTAAAATTGTTTTTACCTTAAATTTTGAATTACAGCGAAAAATTTCACTTTCCCATTGTTTTGTTAAATGAGATGGACACAAAACTACTGTTGCTCGTGAATTAATTTTTTCAGTATTCGAAATAGTTGACATTTTTGTATTTGGTAAATTAGTTGGAGCAGGATGTGAAGCAATTAGGGCAATAGAACTAATTGTTTTTCCTAAACCCATTTCATCTGATAAAACACCTCCTGTAGTTTTGATTTTAAAATTTAGTTCTTTGTTAACACGCGAATTTGACACAGGGTCAAAAAGCAAGTCAACACCTTTAAAATTAATATTAAATGTATAATTTACAGTGAAGTCAGTTTGATTTTTTTCCATTTGAAGCATTTTTGCTAAAGTTCTTTGTTGATAATCATACAAAGTCATTTTAAAATCCTTTGGTGGTTTAACTGGGTCACAATAAGGAACTAAACTTTTATTTGTAAAATCCGTGTCTGAAAAATTTGGAGAAGATGTGTACATGTCTCCTATAATAAAGTTTAATGCTAGTGAAGTATTAATGTAATCATTAATTAAATTTGGTTCAATTTTTAATGAAAACTTAATGTCAAAATAAAATGTACTTGCATTCCAACCTTGATATGGGGCAACTTCATAACTCATTGACCAAAGAGGTGAATTATTTAATAATTCAAAAAATAAATATGTCTGAATTCTTCGATCGGGAGAATACTGGGAATAATTTACTTTATTTGCAATTTTATACTTGAATATAACATAACCATCCATACCTAATCCAATTGCTTCGACATCGGTTGGGGCTATATTTTGCTTATTTTCAATTCTAAGAATACCTTTAGATACTTCCATTAATTAGATGGGGGATAAACCAAGCTCGTATTATATAAAAAAATCAAATTTTTTTACTTAGGGCCTTCTTATTGGACTACTCCGGGCCCTAAAAGCTTTCTATTGGGAGCACATCCAACAGCTAATTGTGCTGATTCTAAATTTGCAAATATTCCAACAAGTTTAATTGAACTAAGAGAATCTTTATTATGAAAGTTTTGAGGTCTCGTAAAATTTTGTGGTTCTGGATAAATATCATTGTGAAAATTTATTCCAAGTGGTGAATTTGGTAAATCTGACCATAATGGTTGATGCAAACTGGTATTTAATCTCATAGAGTTTCTGTTTTGGTCCAAAGTTAAAATAGGTAGTTGAATCGGACTAACTGACTCAATTACAATCCATACTGGTTCTGAAGACATTGGGAATTAATTAATTTAATTTTAATTTAATTAATCATCAATTTTTATTTAGCTCGAATATTTTAATCCACAAACACCATTTTTAATAACTAAAATGTTAAAATTTGTTGCATAACATTTTAAAATATATGAATTTGGGCTTGGATATTTTATTTGTGGATTTGTATCGACAATAAAGTTATTTGGTGTTGACATTACTTGTAATTGAGCATTTGATAGTCTTGAAAAATTACAACCAGAATAATTTGAGTCTTTGCTAGGACCAATATTAAATGAATAAACATAAACATAGGATTCCAAACTGTTTTTATAGTTTTCGTGATTTTGTAAAAAGTAATAATACTTGTAGTCTCTCCATTCTATACGTTCTACACCATTAAATAACATCCTTGCTTTTGTTAATATATGTTTTTGTGGTTCTAAATCCCATAATTTTGTCTGAGAAATATTATTTAATTCTACAGGTAAATATTTCATTTTACCTGACCAATTAAAATATTCTCCATATTTAATATGAGATGTTGGTTGAATAAAAAAAATCATATCTTTTACCACATGATTAAAATCAATTTCTAATGTTGATTGGGAATTCATTTCTTGAGTTTTTAATTGTGTTTGAGTTACTAAAATTTCAAATTCACTTGTTGCAAGATATTTTCTCTCTTCTAAATCAAGATAATAAAAAGAACCTAATAAACTAACTTCATCTAGTTGTACAATTTTATGCTTTACATCAGAATGATAAAATTTATCATTTGATATTTCAAGTACACTAATACAATCGTGAAAATCTCTTAATTTAATATCAATATATATTTCAGAATTTTGTAATGCAATTATTGGGAGAGGTTTTTTTGGGTCAGTACAAAATGTAAATCTTAATGGAACATAAATTATTTCAGAATCTATTTTAAGATTTGGTCTATTTAAAATATCATCTAATCCCAACATTGCTTTACGATTCCAATCAGATACATATAAATCAGTATAAACTTGCATATAGTCTCCATATAATTCATCAATTAATTGTCCATTAATATATAAACTTGCTTTTTCAACAATAACATTACCAACATAGTCAGTATACATAACTCTATATTTGCTATTAAAATCTAATTCATCTTGAACTATAATATTTTCCAAGTTCGATATTGAAAGTTTTGGTAGTTTTATTTTTACATATAACCCATATAATAAGTCACCCTGTTTTTCAACATTAAATCTAATTGTGTTTCCCCAATTTATATTTCCATGTGAATAAAACATTGTATCACCTTTGGTATATTTATTTTTTTTGCTTATATCATAATTAAATAATGATGATTTATTACTAATATCAATTAAATCTTCATCTTGTTGACCTTTGGCAACAAGTTCCATTATAGAACCATTTGACATTTTAATTAAATTTAGAAAAAAATTAAATTAAATTACATTATGGTTTTTTATATATTGAAAAATAATTTTATTTTTTTAACAATATTTAATAAATTATTAGATTGTTCATCATTTACATAAATTTTTATGTAATCATTTCCATCTAATTCTTGACTAGTTAGTGGATAATAATTTTCAATTGCTTTGGACAAGTCAGTATTTACAGCAACCATATCTGTTCTTGATAGAATTTTATTAGTACAAAATTCTTTATATTTATCTAATTTTCCATTTTCATCTTCGAAGTGTTTAAAATCAACAAATAAAATTTTATAATTCTTTTTTTTTGCTATTTTCATTACATTTTCTCTTATTTTAAAATCAAAATTATTACCATTACAAATTATAACATCTACATGTCTATCAGCCGTTTTTCTAATGTTGTCTAAATATTTTCTTTCAATTATTTCAGAATTATCAGATAAATTTGGTGTTTCAACGAAATATGTCTTTAAATTAAACTCTTTTACTTTTTTTAAAATTTCCATTGATAATTCTGTTTTTCCACATTTTGGTAAACCAATAAAAATAAGCATAAGAAGTTTTCTATCAGCTACTACCACATTCGATTGTACTGGTACAACTGGTACAACTGGTACAACTGGTACAACTGGTACAACTGGTACAGTCGAAACTAACGATTGTGGTTGTGGTGTTACTCCTGTATTAACTACTTGACCAAATGTTTCTGAAGAATTTGCAGATGCACTGGTATTTTCTTGTTCTGATGAAAATAACCATTTAATAAAATTATTTGATGACCCAGCAGTTTGATGTGTTTTTTGTTTTATATGATAAACACTATACAAAAGTGTTAAATTTTGTAATTTCATTAATTAAAATTAGATTTTTTTAAATTATTAAATTTCATTTGAATTTAAAAATTTTTATATATTTAGTTTTGATTTTCTACTTAATTATAACCAATTAATTATCTTATTTATTTCCGTTGAATAATTTCAAATTATAATTATATAATTTGACTCGGAATATTTTTCAGTAATAACTGCTTTTATTTTTTTCATTTTTATCACTCGTTCCTAATTTTTTTTTCTTGTTCTAATTCGGATGCTAACATAAAATAATAATTTTTTATTATAAAATTAAAATAACAAATTTTTAAAATGAAAAAGTTTTGAGGTATTCAAAAACCAATAGAGTTATACCAAATTGTGGACTTGAACGTAACACTCTCCAACCACCTCCTTTCCAAAATGCTGTATAACCTTCACTTTTATATATTGAAGTCGCAACTTGAACAATCCCATTACCATTAGTTTGACCTTGTTTTAAAAGAGTTTGCATGCGCGTTTTTACTACATCAGCTGGTGTACAAAAAAAAGCAGCTGGTGCCCCTGCTAATGTCCCGGCAACAAATGGATTAAAATTTTCTTTTTCTTTTAAATGCCAATATAATGGAAAGTAAATACCACTAAATGGTATATCTCTTAAAAAGCATGCTGATGCACCAGTATACAGTTTCTTAATATTTAAAAGTTCTCCATAATTAATTTTATTATTCATTTGAAGATTAATTTTTATCATCTCGTACGGACTAGTAACCATTACTTGGCATGTGCCAGCAAGCAGTCCTCCGGCTATATGAGTTGATAATTCATTTGGATTAGATTTTGTGACATATGTGTATGCAAGAAGTTTGATAGCTTTTTCTGGTGCAACTCCAATCATTTGTGGCACACATCCTCTATAAAAAGATTTAAAACCTCCTTGTTTCCATAATTGTTTCCAACAATCAAATCCATTTGAATATAATCGATTTGTAACTGTTTGATTTTGCATTCGAGTTTTTACAACATCAATAGGATAAACAGCAAAAGCCCCGACAGAACCAGCAACTAGCCCGGTTAAAAAAGAGTTGTTTGTTTTATCTGGTTCATTTGTTTCTTTATTAGTTTCTTTATTTGGTTTTTTATTACCATTGGTTCCATGTTTAAAAAATTCCCAATAATTTTTTGCTATTAGCCATTGCATTAAAAATTAATAGATTAATGCTCTAAAATATTTTATTGCAATTTTTTCTAAGTTTATTTATATGTCAATAAAATATCATATTAAATATGAAAAATATGAGAAAGAAAAATATCTAATGATTGGAGGAATGGATAATACATTAGTACCTGGATTTGTAGGTGAAATAAATAACATATATTCACATATAAAATCCTTATACTCACACGGAGACATAATTGTTTTATCTGGTTCTGGTGCTTTACTTTATTATTTACATAGTTTGGGATACACTGATTTAATTAGAGAAATAGCAGAACCAAATGATGTTGATTTTTTATTATTAACATCTGAACCTAATGCCACAATTACTGTTCCATTTATTGGAGACCATAAACGCAAACAAGTAACACACGAAAAAAGTGCTACTTTTGAAAATAACTGGGCTCCACATTTAAAATTTAAATCTTTTGACTTAACAATACCAAGAAATGCTATTAATTATAATCAGGTTGGTCAGATTAATTTGTTAAGTTTGGCACAATTAAAATCTTATTATGTAGATGATATTGATGTAAGAGGCGAAGATAAACTTAAAGTTAAAATAATTGAGCAAATACTTTCACGCTTAATTACAAATCCAAGACCAGATATTATTGGTTCAGAAGAAACATTTAGAATAGGAAAAAATAAGCCAACACAAATTCCAATAAATTATCAAAATACAAATACTTTTTCACAAGTTTTATTTCCCGGCACACCAAGTACTCCAGACCGTATGGATAGTATTAGAACAAACTTATTTCAAACTCCTAATGATAAACCAGTTGGAAAAATATTATTTCCAGATTCTCCTTAAAATACAAAAATAAATAAAAATTGATATAAATGTAAATTGTACATTAATATCAATTGATAATAAAATGGACAAAGAAAAAATAATTACCTATTGGTCATATTCTAAACCAGAAGAAACATATAAACTTAATGATTTGATAGCATTAAAAGTGGCCAAATTTTATTCAAATCTAAATTCTGTTGATTTGGTTAATCTCAATCTACTTGATGAATCATTTAGTTATTATTACTGGTTCATGTGCAAAAATACCGGTGATTTATATTTTATTAATCTTAATGTTGATGGAAGATTATTTCAACTACAAAAAGACATTTTACAAGCACTATCGGAATTAAATAGATATGTATTTAAACAACTTAACTTTGATATATTAACTTCAGATGTTTTACCAGAAAATAAATCAAGCTTTTTAAATATATTTGAAATTAAAAATAAATATTGTTTGGTAAAAAACTTATCTGTTGACGAAAGAACAGTTTTAAATTTAAATAAACCATCAAGAACAGTTAGATATCAGAGAAGAATGATTTTAGCAAGTAATTACATAGTTAGTAATGGAAGTATGTCAAGAAAACGTTTTTACAATGAAATAAAAGATGTTAATGAATCTGAAGATTTAAATGTGTTAACTAATATAGTACTAACATCACAAAAAAAGAAAAAAACAGAGGAAGAAAATTTAATTGATTGGGGCAATATGGTGGCAGCATCTAGTATTAGAAATTATATGCTTAATGACCCTCTTCTTGACTTTTTAAAAGAATACAATATTAATTCTTTACATGATGTACCGTCAAGAATTCCAAATTCAAAGTCAAATGTTAATTATAATATTGACTTATTTACAAAACATATAATGAATGCAGGAATTGAATTTGAAAATGAATTAATTGAATTGATTAAAAAATCCCACAAAGTTGTTAAAGTTGCTGATTTCAT